TAGGTGTACCTTCGTTCCATTCTTTGTGCATAATTTTCGATGCACATAAATGTTTATCTCCGTCTAGTGAGCCTTTAGCTACACCATCAACAGGACTTTCGGTAATAACTCCTGCTCTAAAATCTTTAAATGTCTTCGCCATTTGTTTCTCCTTCTACAGGTCTCCCTGTTGTTTGATCTATATCCACAAGTGCGTCATCTAAACTAACACCTTGTGGTTCCATGTCAGGGTCAACACTCTGTTTAAAAACATCTGTTGCCTTGTCTTGTTTTAATGCATCTAAAGCTTCACCTGTTCGGGATGCTAGTTGATCATTAAATTGTTGTTGGGCATCTGCATTGTTACCTGCTATAATGTTATCCAACATATCTTTCACTTCTTGTGTTCTATCTTCTGCCATATTATGCTCCATTATCTGGTCCAGGTTCTGGGTTTCCTTCACCCGGTACCTCATTATTTATATCCTGTGCAGGCTCTGGTTGTTCACCTTGAACCTGTTGTAAAGGACTCCACTGATACTGTCTACTATATTGTGGCTCTGCCATAATTTCTGTTTCGATTGTATCAATTTCCTCATCTGTTAGCATTAAAACATTCTTTTGAATGTAGCGCTTACTAAAAAATGTTCCTATGTATGCTGCAAGACCGTTTAATACTTCTACTCTACTTCTAAGAATCTCTTGTTCTTTAGATTCTGTATAGTAAGCATCTGTGGCAAACTCAAAGTCTAAATCATCTTTAATGTCTTGCCAGTCTTCTTCAGTTATAACACCTTTTAGTAAAAGCTGCGTATGCAAAAGATCGCTTAACATAACTGAGAACTTCCTTCTTAACTTGATGATAAATTTTGTAAATTTCATCTCGTCTCGGTTTATCTCAGCAGCTCTACCAAAGTTTAGTCCAGCTTGTTGTTCTAATCTCGATACAGGTATGTTCAAGGATTGATATAATTTCCTTTGAAAGTATTCTACATCTTCTATCTGCCCTAGGTTTGCACCTGCTGGCAATGTATCAATACTTGTACCTGTTCCGCCTTCCCTTCTAGGTAACCAGAAGTCTTCCAACATAGACATGAACTTCTTATCATCTCTTATCTCACCAGTGTTAGCATCGTAAACTAATTTATTACGATATCTATCCATGATGTCCTTCATGTATTGTTCTGCCTTCATCTTAGGAAGGTTTCCAACATCTACATAAAAGATTCTTCGTTCTGGAGCTCTTGTAATTCTATAAATTACTACTGCGTTCTCCATCATACGAAGTTGGTTTGCAGGCCTAATAGCCTTATGTAAATACGATAATGAAATGTTCTTATCGCTATCTACCAAACCACTTGGTGCATATGCTATAGCGTCTTTTGTTATTTTTAAACCTTGTTGGTTCTCAGGAGCTATATATTGTCCTGGTTTAGATGTAACTCCTTTGTCATTATAGATAAAGAACTCTTCTACATCTTTAACAAATTGTACGCCTGAAGGATTCTTTTCCTTCTTAATTTCTCGCACCTTCCTAATTTTTCTAGGGTCAATATATCTAATATCTTTGATCCCTTGTTTAGGATTGTCAAGATCTATAACCTTATGGAAAAAGATCTTGCCGTCTATATACCATCGTCTAAAATAATCTTGAGCTTGAGCTTTAAAATCTAATAGATTTTTTATTTCTTCAAACTCTCTATGGATTGATTTCCTAACTGAAGACGATAGTTGAACATCGTCTAAGTTAAGTTCGACGGGAGATTCATTCTCCAATTGAGCAATAGATTCGTTTATAATGTCCTCTACTGCTGTATCAACATCTGCCATCATGGCAATATCTCGATACCTTTTAACCAACTCTGCGTCTGTTTGTGCGACTCCTTCTAAGTCCATGTAGGTACCGTAATACCCACCCGCTCGAATTGACTCTATTGCACCGTCTTCGGATGGCGCCACGAAGGATTTTTCACCTTCGGGCGTCCCTTTCCTTTTTATCTCAAATCCAAAAATATCCATAATTATTTATCCGTTCCCATTAAGGGTTCTTAGTTTTCAACGCCGTATGACTGGTATTGGAATGTAACTGTAAACTCTTCAATTATGTCGTTCTGTGCATATTGTAATGCAATTTCTGACATGTTAATTGGAAAAGCATCTTGTAAAGTTATAATGCCACCAGGTAACGCGTTATCGTTTCTATCTAAGTGTGTGACTGTAATGTCTGTTTGGTAATCGCTAGGTCGTAACGCTATTGCTGAGTTATCACCTCTGTTGTTCATACCATCTAACCATTCTTCAAAAGGTTGTCTCAACGATTGAGCTGTATCATTGGCAATAGTTATTGTCCAAGGATCAAATATCCTTTCGCCTGCCAATTTAACTTCCCTACCTCTGTATTGAATTATAGCTGGATTAACAGTTGAAGCTGGCATAGCAGCTCCTGTTACAAGAACACTAGCAGTCAAGTCTGGCGATCCTACATAAGCAGGGAATGCCAACTCTACCAAGAACTGATTAGGTCTAGCTCCGCCAGCCCCAAGTCTTGATTTAAATAGTTGTATATCCATTGTTTTTTCTCCTAATAAACTTATTTATAATTGTTAACCACCAATCTCATCAAAAGACACACCAGTTCTGGTAGCAATAAAGTTTAACTGTATAAAGTTAATTGATTTTGCTGGCTTAATGAATATGTCCGCTACAAATTCGTTAGCATCAATTACCTGTGAGGTATTGTTTGATGTGTTACAAATTACTTTAAAGTCGTAAATTCCTCTACGGCCTTGGACATCTCTTAAGAATGGTGTAAGTAGTGATGTAAATTGAGCTCTTGTAAATGAATCGTTAAATTCAAATAGTTGAAATTTAGCTGCTATAGCAATTGCTTTTTCAATAACAATGAATAACCTTCTAACATTAATTCTATTAAATGCTGTTGGTGCATTTACCATTGTTTTATCCCCAAACAATACAATACCGTTACCTGCACTATTAACAACAGGGTTAATACCTGCTGCGTACATGTCGTCTCTGTTTGCTTTAGTTGGATTAAATGCTAGTTTAACTGCGTTTTTAACTTGACCTCTATTAAATCCTGCTGGTGAATACCAAGGATCTGTAGTATTGTCTGTTTCAACACATAGACCTGCTACATCGCCGTTTAAAGGAATCCATCTGTAAACATCATTGTACCTATCGTACATATATTTCCAGTTGCCGTCCATTACAGCGTAAGAAGTAGGTGTAAGTGATGCCTTAGTAGTTTTCATTGCTGATACTTCTGAACCAGCGTTGTTAACGACGTCTGTTAGTTGCGGACTTAAGAATGTTAAACAATCTTTTCTTGCTTTAGAAATATTGTCTGTTACCCATTTTCCGTCTGTTGTGCTATGTCCACCTGTTAATACAAGTGAAATATCTGCGCTTTCTGAATCTGCAAATAGTGCATATCCGGCTTGTAGATCTCCACTATCAGGTCCATCAGACACACCGCCTGTTAAACTTACAGTGCTTTCTGCTGCTGTAAATCCTGATGTAAATGTTTTACCTACTCCACTAGTTCCCCAGGTGGTTTCACCTGCTGGATGGTCTGTAAAGTAAATGTATTTTGACTGTGATTCAATTACATCTCTGTAATATATTGAACCGCCTTCTAGTCCTTTAGCATCAGAAGCTTTAGAAACTCCTGGGAATGTTTCAAGAACTGTTCCTATTGTTCCTGTAAAGGAACCATCTTCGTCAATAACAATGATATGAAATTCATCGTTTGATCCTGCTAAAGTTAAAACTCTAGTAGATGTTAAAGGTGCTGAGTCAAATTTATCTTTATATTGCCAATCAGTAGCTAGGGTTGCAGTCGCTGTTGCTCCTGTACCGCCTCCGCCACTAATTGTAATTGTTGGTGCGCTAGTATATCCATTTCCCGGATTAGTAATTGTTATTGCTGTTACTGCACTAGATGCAACTGTTGCTGTACCAGTAGCAGTTACTCCGCCTGCTGGTGGTGCACTAAATGTTACAGTAGGAACAGAACTATAACTAGATCCGCCTGCTGTTACTGTGCTTGAAGCTACTGAGTTGCTATCAAAATTACTGGAATCCGCAAAAGATACTTTAAGAGAGTTTCCTAAAGCTCCTGGACACCTTGCTGCCCACATACCATTAGATCCAGATCCGTCTCTGTGATTTTGAACATAGTCTTCTTCATTTTTGATTAAGACTGCTGTTCCTGATGCTACAGCGTTTGTTGCTGTTGTATCATCTACGGCTCTGACTAATTTCAGATTGTTTCCATATGCCAAAAATGAAGCTGCAGTAAAAAAGTCTACTGCTGTATCATCGTTAGGCTCGAAAAATCTTTCAATAAGATTATTCTCTGAACTTATTGTTACGATCTCGCCTGCTGGACCCCATTGGAAGTTTCCTACAAAAGCAGCTGTGGTAGATGCTACTGCAGGGACAACACTAGTAAGGTCTGTTTCAGTTACGACAACGCCTGGTGATAGCTGAAATGCCATGTTTTTTCTCCTCGGTTATATTATCTTATGAATGACACAAGTTTTATTATTATCATCCAACTATTTATAACAATACTATTTTTTAAAATTAACTCTAAGTGTACAGCCCTACATGTGCGTGTGTACATTAGGGTTTCACCATATCTCTCAATTTATCCTGTAAGTTTTTATGATAATTATCCTCTGTCAACCATAAATCTCCGTCTATTATTTCTGCCTCTGGTTCGCTTCCATCAAATCTAATGAATGGTGTAAGATTCGTTTCAATCTCTCCCATTTGTTGGCCATATAATCCTTCTCTTGTATTGACATCTGTCATGTCTTTAAAGAAATTTTGACTTGATAACCAACCAAATAAAACCATGCACATAACTAGATCATCGTGGTAACCTTCATCTGCTTGATAAGTGTTGCCCTTCTCAATAAAAGTTGATATTTCATGTATGATATGTTCATCAAATACCAATAGTTTTTGTTCCTCTAGTAAAGACTTAAATGTAAAACACCCTTGTCTTTTAACTTGTTTAGATGTATTTACACCTAGTTTGGTAGCTTTACCAAACCCAGGGCTTACATATTGCCTGTTTTGTTCTGTAACTGTACTAAGAATATTATCATATTCTACTTCCTGGTGTAGTATTTCTACTACTTGTTGTCCTATATCATTTACTTCCACTAATATAAAAGCATCATTATAGTCTCTTCCTACTTTGCCTATAACATCAGGAAATAACATAGGAGCAATTTGATTGTCTCTATACTTTGCTACTACTTTGTATGGCATTTGTGTGATGTCAACTACTATAAAGGCAGAGTAATCTCCACCAATACCCCTTGCAGTATCACATGCCATTGCATAGTAATGTCCTTTTTGTGGCTCTTCATAAATGTCTAGTCCCGCATTATGAAACTCTGGTTCCTTTGTACTTAGTCTACCTATTGTAGCTGAATTAATTAAAGTATTAGTTGAACCTAAGAATTCACATAGAACTTCTTGATTGAATTTTACCTCTCCTAATAGTCCTTTTTGTTCTTCTAACCACTTCTCATCTCTTCCTGGTATCTCATAGTAAGGTATGAACATGTGTTCAAAGCCATTTTGTTTCTTCTCTGCCTCATTCCAGAACTTCCAGAAGTGATTATAACCTAGTGGTGTAGATGTAAGTAGGATCTTTGTTGTTTCACCAGCTGAGATTGTAGGATAAACAGAAGTAAAAAACTCGTCTGCTATGTTGTTAGGTATGATTGCTGCCTCATCAATGTACAACCAGTTAACTGATTTACCACGAATG